GGGGGGTTTTTCTGTGTACAGGTTGGGGGGGGATGAATGCCGGGGCCACTGCCCAAGGACCCAATACTTCGCCAGAGGCGCAATCGCACATCTACGAGGGCGGTGCTGCCGGCTGAACGGCGAGAGCGCAAACGTGCCCCGCAACTGCCGCGGAATCAGGCCTGGCACAAGCTGACGCGCGCATGGTGGCGAGATGTGTGGCGGTCGCCGATGGCGAGCGAGTACTTGCAGGTTGACCTCCACGGACTCTACATGCTTGCAGCGTTGTTGGACAGATTCTGGCAAGCGCCGTCGACGGCGCTCGCTGCCGAGATCAGGCAGCAGCGGCAATGCTTCGGGCTGACCCCCATCGACCGCAGGCGGTTGCAGTGGGAAGTAGAGCGGGCCGAGGCCGTCAGCCGAAAGCCGCATCGGCCGACGGATCAGGTTGACAACGATGTTGAGGATCCGCGCCGGACATTTAGGCTGGTGAAGTGATGTTAGTTCTCGTGCCGGCGATCGAGGACAAACCGTGGCCGACGCTGGGGCCCCAGGTCTGCGATTTTATTGAGGACTATTTGACCTTCGGGCCTGGCGACCTGCGAGGAGAGCCGGCCAGGCTCGACGCCGAAAAGCGGGGGCTGCTCTACCGGATGTACGAGGTATTCCCCCCAGGACATCCGCAGGCCGGCCGCCGGCGCTTCACTCGCGTGGCGATCTCTCTGCGCAAGGGATCGGCTAAGACAGAGTTTGCCGCCTGGATTGCGGCCTGCGAGCTACACCCATCCGGCCCGGTGCGATGCGAGGGATTCGATGCGAACGGACAGCCGGTTGGGCGCGGCGTGACCGACCCGTACATCCCCATGGTGGCGTATACCGAGGAGCAAAGCGAGGAACTGGCCTACGGCGCCCTGCGCGTGATCTTGGCCTACAGCACGTTAGCGGACGACTTTGATATCGGGATCGAGAGGATCATGCGGGTAGGCGGCGACGGCAAGGCAGTGGCGTTGGCGACAGCGCCAGATGCACGCGACGGCGCGCGCACAACGTTCCAGGTGTTCGATGAGACGCACCGACTCACGCTGCCAAGGCTAAAGCAAGCGCATCGCACTATGCTGGCCAATACGCCCAAACGCAAGATCGCCAATGCGTGGAGTCTGGAAATAACCACGGCCCCGTCTCCTGGCGAGGGGAGCGTGGCCGAGGACACGATGGACTATGCGCGCCAGGTAGCTGGGGGGAAGATACTCGATTCGCGGCTGTTCTTTTTCCACCGGCAGGCGAGCGACGAGCACGACCTGGCGACGCCCGAGGGCATCCGCGCTGCGGTGATCGAGGCGTCAGGTCCGGTGGCGAGATGGTCGGACATTGACGGCATTGTCGAGCAGTGGCGTGACCCGACAGCCGATCGCACCTACCTGGAACGGGTATGGCTCAACAGGCTGGTGCAGTCATCGGAGCGCGCTTTTGACGCTGAGCGTTGGCGCGCTTTGGCCAAGCCAGACGAGATCATTCCGGACGGCGAGCTGATCACGCTGGGATTCGATGGCGCCCGGTATCGCGACTCGACGGCTATCGTTGGCACGCACGTAACGACCGGGCACCAGTGGCTCATCGGATTGTGGGAGAACCCACAGAACCGGCAGGAATGGGAGGTGCCGGCAGAGGAGGTCAACGAGGCTATCGCCGAAGCTTTTGCGCGGTGGGAGGTCTGGCGCCTATACGCTGACCCACCCTATTGGGAGACCTATGTGGCGCAGTGGGCGGGGGAATTTGGCGAGAAGCGCGTCCTCGAATGGTGGACGAACCGACGGAAACAGATGGCCTATGCTATCCGCGCTTTTTCCAACGCGATGGCAGCCGGCGAGCTGAGCCACGATGGTAGCCCTGAGCTCAGCAGGCACATTGGCAATGCGTGCCGCAATGTCCTCAACATGCGCGATGATGAAGGCCGGAGGCTCTGGGTAATGCAAAAGGAACGATCCGATTCGCCACACAAGATCGACGCCGCGATGGCCGCCTGTCTGGCGTGGGAAGCACGCTGCGATGCTCTGGCCTCGGGGGTGGGGAAACGGCAACGGTCGGTCTATGAAGATCGCGGACTGGTGGTGGTATGAAAAGAGGAGTCGGCTCCATGCTGGCGCGATACCCCTGCCTGCGGCGGGTGATCGTCAACTGCAAAACTAGGAATGTCTTCCGCGGGGTATTGTGGCAAAGGCGTCGCGGGTATCTGATCCTCCGTCAAGCGATTCTGTTGCGGCCGGACGGGGACAGGGTCACTGTCGACGGCGAGGTGATGATTGAACGGGATAACGTCGATTTCATCCAGGTGCTAGGGTAACAACTATGCCCGCGATTGTCCTGAGCCAGGGCGAGATAGTCAGCGCGAACGTCGGGTGGTCGCCGGCGGTCTCACACAGGCGGGTGCGCCTCTACGGGGCCCACTATTACACCTACAGCCGCCTGTATCGCGAGCAGCCCAACGTGCGTACATGCGTCGACTTTTTGGCGCGTAACATCGCCCAGTTGGGGCTGCATGTCTTTCGGCGTATTGGCGAGACGGACCGCAAGCGGCTGCGCGATCACGGATTGGCGCGGGTCATCGAGCGACCGAATCCATTCACCACGCGATACCGGCTCATCGAGAGCCTGATGAGCGATCTGGGCATCTACTGGAATGCCTACTGGCTCAAGATCAGAGCGCAAGACAAGACAGTTTTGGTGCGCGTGCCGCCAGAACTCGTAACGGTGAAAGGCGGACTGGGGCCGGAGAGCTATACGATCGACATGGGGGCCAGGCGAGTGGTTTGCTCCCCGGCTGAGGTGGTGCACTTTCGCGGGTACAACCCGGACTCGCCGAGCGTCGGCTATTCGTCGCTGGAGACGCTGCGCCGGATTCTGGCGGAAGAGCTGGCGATGGGGCAGTACCGCGAGGGCTATTGGGAGAACGCGGCGCGAATGTCGGGCCTCATCGAACGGCCAGCGGAGGCACCGGAGTGGAGCACTATAGCGCGGGACCGTTTCATGGCTGAATTCGAGGCGCTCTATGCGGGCGAGGATAACAGCGGCAAGACGGCGGTGCTGGAAGAGGGCATGACGTGGAAACAAGCGTCCTTTTCAGCCCGAGACAGTGAGTACTTGGCCGGGCGCAAGCTGACACGCGAGGAATGCGCTCGAGCGTACCATATTCCACTGCCCATGGTGGGCATTCTCGATCATGCGACGTTCTCGAACATCAAAGAACAGCATAAAAACCTTTACCAGGATTGTTTGGGGCCGTGGCTGAAGATGATCGAGGAGGAGGTCGAGCTGCAATTGCTGCCCGAGTTCGGGGACACGGAGGGCGTCTATTGCGAGTTCAACATCCAGGAGAAGCTAGCCGGGTCGTTTGAGGAACAGATGCAGAGCCTGCAGAGCGCCATTGGGCGGCCGTGGATGACAGCCAACGAGGGCCGCGCGCGAATGAACCTGACCAGGATGGATGGCGACGCCGATCAGCTGGTGACGCCATTGAATGTGCTGGTGGGCGGCCAGGCCAGCCCCACGGATAGCGTAGCCAAGGCCAGCACTGCGAATGGCGTGATGACCAAAGTGCGCAGGGGCCAGATCGATCCGACGTTGCTGAGCCTGAGAGACCGGCACATCGAGCAATGGCGCCGGGCACTGATTCGCACGTTTGAGCGGCAGCGCGACGCCGTGATGAGCCGGACGCCGAAAAAGGCTCCCTCGACCGGTACCCTGGACCGACCCGTCCAGGGGAGGCCTCGGGACAAGACCGCGGTGCTGGTGATCGAGGAGCTATGGGATGCTGAGCGCTGGAATAGCGAGTTGCAGGCTGACTATTACCGGCTGAACCATGCTACGGCCACGGTGTGGGCCGAATACATGGGCGAGCAGATGGGGACGGAGATCGATGTGACGCGCATGGAGCCCTGGCTAGCGGAAAACGCGCGCATCTCTGCGGAGAACATTAACACGCACACGCAAGGCCTGATCGTCAAGGCGTTGGTGGCCGAGGTGGTACATGAGGCGGTCGCCCACGTGTTCGAGCTAGCCATCGGTGCACGGTCGCAGGCGCTGGCGGTGCGCGCCGTGACTACGGCATCGGTATTCGGGTCCCAGACGGGCGCCAGACAAAGCGGGTTGCGGACCAAGACGTGGCAGGTGAATAGCGGGAACCCGCGTCCAGAGCACGCGCTGCTGGACGGGGAAACGGTGGACCTCGACGAGAGCTTTAGCAACGGGATGCTCTGGCCCGGCGATCCGGCGGGCGGCGCCGATAACAATGCCAACTGTCAGTGTTCGGTGACTTTTGGGAGGCAGTGATGAGATACAAATCATGTCCGGCGCAGTTCAAGGCGATCGACGAGGACCAAGGGATATTTGAGGCGCTGGTGGCCGTGTTCGGTAACGTCGACCGGTGTGGCGATCGCATCCACAAGGGGGCCTTTGCCAACACGTTGGCCAAATGGGCGGAATCAGGCGACCCGATCCCGGTGATCTATTCCCACAACTGGGACAACATCGATGCCCACATCGGCGAAGTGCTCGATGCCACGGAAACGGATGAGGGCCTACTGGTGCGCGGCCAGATCGACCTCGAAGAGGATCCAGCGCGGCGGGTGTTCAAGCGGATGCAGCGACGGACGCTGAAGGAATTCTCCTTTGCCTATGACGAGATCGAATGCGAGAGAACCGATCAGGGCGACAAGGCAGAACGGCGCTACATCAATGAGCTGCTGGAGCTGGAGCTGTACGAGGTGGGGCCGACGCTAGTCGGCATGAACCCCGACACGCAATTGCTCGTGGCCAAGAACGCGTTGATGGCGCTCAAGGCGGGCGCGCCGGGATACACAGAGATTCAGCAGATACATGATCTGGCGATTGCGCTGGGCGCCAAGGCCTCCCCTGGGGGCACTGGGCCTGACGGCGGCGAGAGCGACCCCGACA